GCCAGGCGGGGTAGCTATCCCTCGTTAGAGGGATACGCCACTCGAGCGCTTCGAAACTCTCGTCCCGAGCGCCGGGGTCCTCCCAAGGGTACCACTCTGCCATCTTAGGATCAGGCAGGTAGTCCCACCAGGGGATTTTCCGTGTGACGATTTTGTACCGGGCGCGTGCACCGATCATGTCCCGCAAAGTAGCGGAGACAGCCCAACCATTGGTCTGCCAAGCAGACCACGTAGGGTCGTCGGTTGAAACACACAAGTCCGGCCTCCTGTAACTCCTTGAAAGGAATCCAACCCCCGTACCATACGGATTGATGGTTTGCGGGTCATCAGCCTCTAACACTTGAAACCGTTGGAGCCTCCGAACGTAGCACCGGTATTTAAACCAATACTCGTTGGAGACTTGTGGTTTGCAAGATTTGAACGGAACATGAATCCCAGCGTCATCTGGCTCACTAGGCGGAACCCTAAGGTCCCTGACCCACGTGAGCAGGAGAGACAAAGTCTGGGGAAGTTCAATTCCGGCTCTTGCAGACCAACGATTCAGTCTGTTAATCAAGGAATATACCTGCTGAGGAATTTCAAGGGACCGTACATAGACGCCGCGCACGTTAGTGCCTGCGTAATAGTCGTGTCCACAGGATTCCCGGAAAGGTCCGCTATTGAACGATTTGCCTACGTTCACAACGAAGCCAAGCTTGGCCAACATTCGAGTGGTAAATTCGAATGCGCTTCGGACAATGACGATGTCATCGCCGAAGACACCAAAGAGCCTAGCACCGCTTATAGGATCTCTCATGGGCAAGCCCATGAGGTCATAGACGGACCGAACCGCGCAAGCGAAGATGACGGTCTGAAGGGGAAATGTAAAACCGTTCCCCATCGTACTAATCATCCGGAGTTCAGACTCCTCACCGTCCGGCAGGACGGCTCGTTCGCATCTCGACAGCATCATCAAGGCCTTGAGGGCCCCGGGACGCATCAAAGAATGCATCATCTGAAGTCCGATGCTATCACTAGCGCTGGCCAGATCGATAGTCCCGAAGGAGCCATCAACTGAACCAAGTCTAGCGAGTTCTTGGTTGTGAGTCGGCTCGGTATCTAACCTGATACCAAAAAAGTGAGCCAACCTCATTTCCAAGAAGCTACCGATAGCCTTCTGAAACAGCATGTTCAGATTAGGTTCGGTGCAGCACGTTCGCGAGATCTCAGCGTTCTTCGGAGCAAAGAACAACTTACCACCTCTCACCCTTGTAAAACCAAACCTCTCGAACCGATGCATCTCTGCATCGGCCCAGAGTCCAGTCTCAACGAGAGCCCCACGATAGAGCCGAATTAAGTGGTCATCTGTGTAACTAACTGCACTTTCGAACAGCTTTGTTACCAGAGTCCTGGAGTCAGCCTTTTGAGCAGCTCCAGGACCCACATTCATGTGCTCGCGGACATAATCCAGATCGAAGTTCTCGACATCCTCACGAGGCCCGACCACCTGGTTAAAGTGGTCGGCAAAGTAGTCCCAAAAGGCGGACTCAACCTCAGAGGCGGCTTCAAACCGAAAGGAATCAACCGGCAAACTAACGTTCACAGCTCTAAATTTCTCTAGAGCGGCTGCGTCAGCAGCTTGGGAATTACCTCCCGGAGCAAGCTTCTTATAGAAGCTGGAAGCCAGGGCAAGCCTGTAAGCGCCGTCAACACCCATGTCAGAAGACATAAGATGATTAGGCGCCGAAGCAAACCCAAGGTCGTTGAGAAGTAGACGAAACAAACTCGCGTAATCACGCATCGTGGTTCCTTCTGACCGGTCGGGAGACCGGCGGATTTCGGGATCAACTTGCGTCGACCCCCCTGCTTCAGCTTCACAGCTGACTGCCAACGATCATTCCCGGGAGGGATCAGATCGTACCGGTGGTGACGGTGTCACCGATCGCACTCGAAATCTGCGTAAGCAGACCGATGTGCGCCGAAATTGCAGCACGCAGGCTCAACGGGTCAGCGAGATCAGAACCAGCTGGAATATCCAGCTCGGTCTTGATCACGGCAGTCTTTTGAGACTGTCCCGCGAGAGGAAGGACGCCTTTCCGAGTGATACATTTGTAGGTGTTCATCGGAACGCTTCTCAGAACTCCAGTCACCGGATTCACCGGAGCCAACGTTTTCAGCGTCGGCGGGCGAAAGAACGAAAGGGTGAAAGGAGCAGCAACCGAGTGTGCAAGCACACCCGTTTGCGTGCCTCCCAGAGCACTGACGTAATACTGCTTGCCGTACGTGCTGGGGTTTGAATCCACAGCAATTGTGTACGTAGGCGACGTCAACCCGGTTTGAGCCGAGCCAGTGACTGGGGAAGTAGGGGCAAATGCCATTTAAGGCTCCTGAAAGAGAAGACAAAACGACCTAGGCGTGCTTGCTAAAGGCTACGCACCAATCCTAAAGCTGGATCCGGACGAATTACGTCAGCCAGAGGGCCGACGATTTTGGTCGACGCGAGATTAACACTGCAGCCATATTGGCAAACTGACCCCACATGTCCGGCAAGCCGAACACGAGGGGAGGTACGCCAAGCTGAACAGCAGGGGTCCGCGTCACGGTTTTCCGGACAAAAGAAAAAGAACCGTCAGTACTTGAAAGGAGGGCAGTCTTCCACGGCGAAAAAGCCGCCATGTACCCTTCTGTGGCCTTCGCATCGACGATGAGGCTATATTCCTTCACGGTTTCATCCGTGACGGTTTTGCAACACCATAGAACATCGGCCGTAGAAGTAGCAGCAGCATCAAGGATGTTGCTAACATTGGTAAAATAGTCGACAAGCCAACTCCAAGGTACAACCTCCCATGCCGCCGGAATCCAATCCTGGGGTTTAAAGCCCAAAAGCTGGAGTAAGCGGTCGTTGGAGCCAAAATCGGCCTCCAGGGAGGACCCCACACCCGCGACGTACTGGACTTTTCGAGTCGTAGTCGTCCGCGAAGTAATCCTACACTCAATCCAGGTGTTACCCAGGACGGTGTAAGAAGTTGTGGAGGTAGATTTGACGGACTGGCCACGCCCGACAACTTTGTCCCGACGATGAAAGTCGTCAGTGGTTTCAAATTGCCATCGGGCAAGCGCTTCGGCGGCCTTCCTTGTATCCGAAATCAAGGGGGCCAGGCCAAAAGCATACTCCAGCCAGGTGCTAGCAACAATCTCGGACCACTTAATCTTGCGAAAGACAGTGCTCCCCCTCAACCCACGTGCCGCCAACTCGAGCTTATTCAGCCGTCTGTTGGTAAGGTCAACAATAGATTGAAAAGGATGTCCAAACTGATGTAGCACATCAAAGAACTCAGCCGCGGAACTAGCGCCCGCTAGGTGACTGAGCTGTGCATTGAGCTTCTTATAAATACGGCTCAGTGCGTCGGCTTCAGCAGTGGCCTGATCAGGCAGCAGATGTGCAACAGTGGTGGGAATATTGATGGGAAACCCATCATACCACTGCTGCTGCTGCCCAGAACCAGGACTGCCCGGCACGGTAGCGCGATGGTAAGCGCTAACCGGCTTGAGCCCTTCAAGCCGACTCCGATCGGATGAGAAAGCTGACGAGGCATCTTTGCCCGTGCGGACCTTCTCACGCCAGTCGGGGACCTTCTCGCCCGTCCGGGAGCCAAGAATCGCGCCGCTTTGAGTGGATACCACAGTCGTGGTGTTCACCTTCGAAGTGGTCGTGAGACTGAAGGCATCCGAATACGTTCGAGTAATGGTCATAGTCTTCCTGTTGGACTTTAAACGACAGCGGACCCCATCACTACCCCGCAAACCCGCATCATCTTGCTAAAGGATGACGCTCGCGAACAAGTCTGAGAGGTCTGGCCCTGAAAAGGGGACACAGACATCAGACGGCCCTCGTGCTTTTAAGCTTATGCCGGGTTGGTAGTGGTGG